AAAAATTGTTCAAAAACTTTAGCAGCATCCTGGACTCTTCCAGTTTTTGCTAATGTTTGTTTTGCTTTCTTCGCTGGTGCTGCCGATTTAGGTCGGTTAGTCGTTCCAGGTCTAGCCACTCTTGCTGGTGCTTTTTGTGTTGGTTTCTTCTTTGTGGCTTCAACTGTTTTAGAGTTTAACCAAGCGTTTCTTAAACCAAGCAATGCACGATAATCATAAACCTGTTGAATCTCTTGAGGTGTATAACCTAAAGTATTCACGGCATATTCACTAATAGCTGCTTTTTCTTGTGACGCAATCTCTTGATTTTGCCATTCAGGGATAATTTCCAAAAGCTTCTGTTGACCATATTCAACCACTTGTTGAATTTGTGTTTGCTGTTTAACTTGTGCTTCTTGTTGAAGCCTTTGTTGTTCAGCACTAACTGCACCCAACTTCTCTTTCTTTTCATCCCAAAGCTGCTTTTCGCGAACATAACCAACAGGATCATCTTCATACAAAGTGTTCCAATCTGGTTCGTTAGCCAATTCGCCCTTTAACTGGGCCTCCATCTTCGGTAACAACTGCGAATAAATCGCATCTCTTTGCGCTAGTTCGGATTGCTGCTGCTCAATAGTTTTACGCTGTTGAGAGAGTTCTTGAGTTTTGCGCGTATAATCTTGCTGACGAGAATATCCATTGACGAGTTCCTCTTGCGTGACTTCTACCTCTTGGCCATCTACTTTAACAGTAAATTTTTGAAGTTGCGGAGCTTCCTCTTCAACATCGGTCTGTTCTTCATCCAGTTCTTCTTCATAGTCATCTTCTAACTCATCTGCAATCTCTTGATCGATTTCTTCATCAACAAATTCAGACTCATCTTCAATGACTTCTTCTACTACTTCTTCTGTTTCTGTGACCGCTTCTTCAACCTTATCCTCTTCAGGGGTTAAAAAACTTTCAAACATCGAGGCAGTAATTTCCTTATCAGTTTGTAAAGCAGTCGGTTTATCCGTTATTGCCATAATAAATACTCCTTATGTATTTAAGAGTATTTTAGCTTAATAATGTGTAAAAAGGGAAGGTTTAACCAATATTTCTAATTTTGTTAATATTGGCTTGTGTGAGCTTGCCTTTCTCGGCAATGATACGCAGATGCCTTTCGACCTCTGGTAATAGTAATAATGACCTGTGGATATCTTCTCTAGCATTGACATCAGCTATCTCTCTTGAGTTTAACCAATGTGTTATATATTCTTGCTTAAGATTTTCTACTGCTTCTTTAAAAACATCAGATGTTAATATTTGCTCGGCTTGCGCAGCCTTAACAACTTCTTCGTGTGTTACTGACATTTAGAATAATCCTCTTACCTGTGGTTGATTTATAGAAAACCTACCGCCTGTTGGTTGTTGTAATGTTGCTAAATTTTGTTCTAAATCAGCTAGTCTTGTGTCATACGCAGATAAGTCAGGAGCTTGATAAGTAGGCATGTCTATACCAGCTATAGCTTTATTAATATCATCTTGAGTCATAAAACCAGATAAGTCTTGCATCTTCTGTTCAGGTAAAGACATTAATATATCCTGCCTAAGTTCATCTGGATTAAACGTAGGTAAATCTTCTATTCTTGCAAAACCTGATAAGTCTGGTTCTTGATATACTGGTAAGTCTTTTCTAAGGGCAAATTCGTTAAAGTCAGGAAGATCTAAATTTTCTATAGAAAAATCTCTACCATTGGGTAAATCATCTTTAGTTACAAATTGTGATAAGTCTGGTGCTTGTGGCAACCCAAACAAGTTAGTAAAGTCTGTTCCTGAATCAGCCATATCTTGCAAAACTTGCTCTATATTAAGCTCTTGTGGTGGTAATTGTACTGGAGGTGTTTGTTCTGTTGGAGCTTTATATCCAGTAACAGCAGTATTATTACCAAAGATATTTCTTAGAGGAGGCATCTTGTCTCTTCTGCCACCAGGTATTGTTACGCCACCGATACCAGTTCTAAAAAAGCTCGGATCATCAGGTTCTTGATATACAGGTGCAGGAGGAGGTGGAGGTGGAGTTATGCCAGCAGCTATATTTAGATCTGCTTGTGTATAACCACCTGGTTGTTCTGGAGAATAACTTACTCCTGGTGCAATAACTTGTGACATTGGCATACCTCCAGCTATAGAACGAGCATAGTCATAACCACTTCTATAAGTGGGGTCAGTTTGTGCAAATCCACTAAAACCACTAAGTCCACCATTAGGAATATTGTAGCTACCACTACCTTGATTAGCGTATTGGTTTAAAATATCAACTCCCTGCATGCCACCCATACTATCATTTATTAAAGGAGTTAAATCGCCTAGTGCTGCTATATATTCTTCTGGGTCGTATGTTATTGCCATTTTAACCTGTTATTAATTTGTCCATTTTTTCGTCTAGCTTATCTAAACGATCTATAACCCTGTCTATACTTATAGTAAGTTCCATTTTAGTTACATAATCTTTTGCAACTTCTTCACGGGTCTTATTAAGCAGTATATCAATTCTTTTTAGCTCTGTCGCGTTGGTTCTTATACCATGTATGATTGGAGCGAATACTAATGTCATCATTATATTCCAAAACATCATACCATCTAGTCCCATTAGTAACTCCAGATATGTGGTCTTGGTCTACCTTCAGAGTCTTTAGATATGTCTAAATGTATAAACCTAGCACCACCTTTTTGATTAACTCCAACACCAGTAAAACCATAATTTCTAGCCTTAGATAATATCTCTAAAGCTTGCTTGCCTCTTACACCTATGTCTGCCGCCAATCCAAGTGCGTGTGTGCCTGGTTTAGACTTCTTTACTTCTACAGGGTGATCGCCACACCTGTAACCACTTGTAATCTTAAAAGGGAAACCACAATCAGTTCTAAGCTTTTGTAGTTCATCTATAAGCTCATGTTCTATTTTGTTTTCTCCACAATGCTTACAAGCAAACTCTTCTAATGTGAAATTATCCCAACTCATTTTGCAACTCCTTTAGTTTTCTCAAAAGTTCTTAATCCGCCAAGTCCTAACATACCCATTAGTACAGTCATTAGTGATCCCATGTCAAAGGATGGTAATACAAAAGAGACTCCAGCTGCGGAGAGTCCAAAGACAATGATAGGCTGTAATAAAAAATGATAAAGAAGAGCAATGCCGCAAGTCCAACCAACGAAGGGCCTCCAGCCAGCCACGAATAAAGACTTATGACCAGCTTCAATCTTATTAATTTCCACTTGTGCCATATTCGCTTTATGTAATTCAGTTTTGAGTTCATGGTTTAGCTTAGCTTGTAAATCCTTGTCGGGTATTAACTTATTAACTATGTCGCTTACTGGACCTATTAATTTATCAATCATTTTTTATTTTTCTTAGCTTTTTTCTTTGGCGGTCTACCTACTTTAGTTCCGTATGTTCCTTTTCCTTTTGGCATTATAGTTCCTCTTTTGTTGTATATACCTTCAATGGTTTCTTTTTTCCTTTGACGTATATTTTTTTGTGAAAAACACCATTCTGTGTTTTCTTAATTGTAGCTTCGCCAATAAGTATGTCAACTCCTGCTTCCTTGGTTGCTGACTCTAAACGTGCTGCTGTGTTGACCGCATCCCCTATGGCAGAGTAGTCAAACCTTGTATCAGAACCCATGTTTCCTATAACCGCATAACCAGTATTTACGCCTATGCCTATCTCTATGCCTAAGTCAGCCTCTATCATTCCTTTGCGTATATCTATTGCAGCTTGCACGGCTTTCTTTTCGTGATCTTCTAAATCTAATGGAGCGTTAAATATAAACATACCAGCATCGCCAATAAACTTGTCTGTCATACCGCCTAATTTTTGTACAGCATTGACTTGTACTGTTAAAGCTTTATTCATAATCTCTGTAACTTCTTCTGGTTCTAAAGTTTCTGATAAAGATGTAAAACCACGAACATCTGTGAATAAGAATGTGCAGTATCTTTTTTCTCCACCAAGTTTTAGTAAGTCTGGATTATCCTGTAATTCTTTAACTTGTCTTGGGTCAAGGTAATGCTCAAACTGTTTTTTGATTTGTTGACGCAATTTATGTTGTTTTTTGTAGCTTAAATAAAAGGCAATTGTAGAGGCTAGGACCTGACATACAAAAGTCCATGTAAAATCCAATAAAACACCTTTGTGAACGCTATAAGCTTCTAAGAAGCTCGTGGTGAAGAGCAAAACTATAACTAAGCTTACGCCCTTAACTATATTGAGATAATGAATTACAAGCCATGTCAACGACACAAAAATTCCAAAAATCACAATTTCGGCAGCCAAAGACCATTCTGGAATCCTTGGAGATTTTTCTATAAGAATTGACTCGGATAATGCTGCTTGAATTTTATGTGGCTCTAGTAATCCAACTGGAGTTGCAATTTGTGGCATGATTCCTGGTGCTGTAATTCCAAGAAACACAAACTTACCTGCAACATTCATTTCTTGTAAATTAGTTTGTGGTGTATCAATCCAACTAATCCATTTACGACCAAGGCTATCTGTTTTGATTGGAGGCAATCCTCTAACACTAATTTCTTGTATACCAATGTCATTGGTTGTGATGATGTAAGTTTTTGCACCTACCAAGGTTTTTAATACTTCTGTACCAAAAGAACTTACATATCCATCTGGTGTTTTGAGTAGCAAGGGTATTCTTCTGACAAGATTGTCAAGATCGGTGGGTGCAGCAGATATACCTTCTTGTATATAGTTAGTTCTAAGGTTGTAAGTATTCTGTACTACACCCTCGGAAAGCATACCACCAACATCAGGACCTTTAATGACAGTACCAACTGTTTTTGGGTATATTTGATTTGGGTATTCAAATGAAGCCAAAATAGATGTACCATGTTTGAAGGAGTCTGCAAAAAACTTATCACCACCGAATCTGTCTGGATGCGGAAAACTAACTACCCAACCCACACCTATAGCGCCAGCATCCATAATTTCTTTGTGTATTTCTCCTAGCCTTTGCCTAGGTATAGGCCAACCACCTTCTGTGTCTATATCTTCTTCAGTTATGTTAAGGATAGTAAAGTAACCAGAAGGATCTTGCTTTGGCACAAGATAGTCAAACACCTTTAACTTTAATACTTCTGTTGGTGTTGACTGATATAACAAAGGCAACACTAGTATTATAAGTATGGTGAATAGTAGTCGCTTCATTAATTACTTTGAGTGATTTTGATAGTACCACCTGTACCACCATTTATTTTTATAATGTTAGATGTTCCGTCTTGTATAAAGATAACAGTATAGCTACCAGCAGAGTCTATATCTAATCTAGCTGTATCACTAACACTACGCATAAGCGTTAGGGTTTGTCCTGTTATAAAAGATGTTATTTGTGTGGATAAGTCTTGTCCTAACTGTGTACCAACTATATTAGTAGACGTGGCATCTTGCGCTAACTGATCTTCTTGTTGTATTTCTTGTAGTGCATCTATGACATCTAGCAAGTCCTCTAAAAAGTTTACATCAAGGTAGTTTATATCTAGCTCTGTAAACTCTAGTTCTTTTGTTGCGTCTAAGAAGTCCTCTTCCAAAAAGTCCTTATCTAAATCATCAAAATCTAGTATGTTTTTCTTTTTGGTTTGTATGGAATCTTCTATAACCACCTCTTCTTTTGGTGGATTAACAATAAGCATATTGTCTATAAGTTCTAGTGATAGGTCTAAGATTACTGGCGAGCTTGGTGGTTTCTCAAATACATCTACTGTTGTAGCCTCGTAAGGTTTACTAAGGGTTACAGTACCCATTGCGGTTGTTACAAGTATCTCGCCACTAGATATACCGAACTCATCTGGTAAAAGTATTAACAAGGACCTGCCAGTTTCATCAACTGTAACTGTAAAATCAGTCCCACGAATCGCTATGTTTGCTGTAGGTGTTTTGAGATCTATATTGTTTTTATCTATCTTATTCAGATTACCAGTAATAAATCTAGCCGTACCAAGACCAAAGGTAATAGCCATTTTAGATTTACTGGGATTGGGATCAAAGATATATTCATCAATAGTCAGCTGCGAGTTTTCTGTTAATTTTACTTTTGAATCATCTAAGAAAGTAATAGCCATACGACCATTGGTAGTTATAGCCTCATCGTTCTGTTGGATGTCAAATTCTAGCTCGGCATTATAAGGCTTTTCCCTAAAAACACTAGCAGAACCTGTTAATTCAGATATGTTTCCTACGTCAACAGCTGGTTGAGACTCCGCCATCGTTTTGAACGACACAAACAGTCCCGTTAGACCCAGTAGAATTAATCTGTAACCAATCAGCAGCGAGAGTTGACGACTGGATGATATTGAATGTTCTGCTGTTTCCTGTTTGATCAAGGTAGAAATATCCTCCTGCATAGCCACTTCCTGTAAAGTTTACGTTGTTGCTATCCCCATCTACATCTACATAGTTAGTAGCACCATCATAGTTTATATCAAAATCAAAAGTGTTGTTGTCGCCGTTAATAATCCAATCTAAGTCAAGACCAGATGCTAAAGCTGTTGTACCTGTGTCTAGTGTAAATGTATTAGAACTACCAGTAACATCAACATTGTAGTTTGAGTTATCTATACCATAAGTATTATCTGGGTCGCCTTGTATAGTAAAGGTATTGCTATCACCATCAAACTCAAAGAATCCTGTTACGTTATCTCCGTAGATATCTCCAAGAAACTTATTGGTATTACCTATTTGGTTTATGTCTAGTGTAAGGTTTATGCCATCAAGATCTAAAGGTGTTAGTGTTCCAGCAACAGAATTTAAACCACCAATAATGTTAGAAGAGCCTAACTGTTCTAGGTCTATGTTTGCTGTAGAGCCGCTTTGGTCTACATATATCTCGTTGTCTGCGGAGTAAGCATTTAAGCTAAAAAATAATACTCCTAATAGACTGTAGTAAGTTACTACGAATGTGTCATTTTTGTTCATCAATATTCCAATATCCTCTGGTTGTTCCTTCTTTTATTGTTTGTAGCACAGCAGTTTCTATTGCTGTTTGTAGTGCTATATTGATTGACTCGTTTCTGACTAATCCGTTCTCTATTTCTACTAGTTCGGTGCTGTCAGTAATAAAACGAAATATATCTTGATCGATAGATGCACTTAGTATCGTTTTAGTTACTAATACTTCTAGTAACACTTTACCTGTACTTACAGATACAGTTCTTAAAGATATGGTTACAGTATCTTGCTTAAACTGCCTAGACATTCCAATGCCTAAGTATCTAGCACCTGCGCCACCACTCTTTATATTACTTTCATATGATATCACGCCACCCTGCATTATCAAACCAGCGAACAATAAATCTGGTAGCTTCTGTTTGTTTTTGTTTTGTTGTCTAGCGCTTCTAATGATTTGACGCTCTTTGGTAACATGGTCTAAACCCACTCGCTCTACTACCTCAAAAAAACCATCATGGTTACTGCCTGCGTGTTTTAAGGCTCTAATTAAATATGCGTCTGGTGCTTGAGTTACTGCTGACGAGAAAGTTGCATAGTTACTATTGCTTCTTCTTTGTCCTGTTTGGTCTGTAAAAGAACCTGCATAGATAGCTACGACTGGCTTCTTTTGATTAGATGTTTTTATATTTGCAAGACCAGGTACAAGCAGAGAATCTATCTTTGCTTTTTCTATCTTTTGGAATGGTGGTAAGTTGTTTTCTAAGGGATCTACTATTAACGCACAGCTAGAAAGTAAAGCTACCGATAGGGAGAGATATAGTTGTCGTATTACCATCTGAATCTGTAATGTTTAAAGTTATTATGCCGTCTACAACATTATACTCTATCCTATTACCTTCTAACTCTAGCACACCGCTATCACTAGCAGTTTCGCCAAATAGGTTTTCTACCAGCTGTCTTGATAGTTGTGCATAGATTCTGGACTCTAGGTTTCTTATAAATCTTGCTAGGGTAGTGTTTTCTTTATCTCTTTCTATCTCGTCTTGCAATGCTTTTATCTCTGCCTTTAGAGCTTGCTTCCGATTGAACTGTTGGTTCTCAATAGTAAGGTAATGTGCAGATGTGCCTATGCCAGAGAAGGATGGAGACTTAAACTTGTGGACCATTTCGTCTGAATGTAAATGCTGTGCAATTACCGCGGTAAACATAATGACACCCATAAACATCAACCAAATAAATATTCTTACTTTGGCTGCTTCTTCTCTATCAATCTTTTCTTTGGTCATCTCTACCTGCCTTTGCAATCTTGTCGCTATTAATTAATTGCGGTACACCAAGTATAGTTTTAATCATAGTATCTTGTCTAATTATCTCATTGTCTAAACTACGAACTCTATCTATAAGAGCAACCAAGATACCATGTTGCGTGTCTAGTTTTGTGCCTAGTCTATCTTCTAGGTTAGTTAGGGAGCTATTGAGTTTGTCGTCTAGGGTGTCAAGTTTAGTTTCCATACCATCAATAATTCTATTGATTAGTTTCCAAACAAATGTACCTAGACCTAAGGCAGCAGCAATAGGAAAACCTAGCTCGGTTATGATTGCTACCATTTCGTTCATTGTTTGTTGGTTAGTCTATCTTCTTTTTTTTGCCAAGAGCGTTCTAAAAATCTATCTATAAAGTTAATTATAAACTTCACTTCTTTTTCTTTTTTGAATTTTTTAAAGCTTTAGCTGTAGGTGCGCCTTTAGTTCCTGGCTTTCTCATGGTTTCGCCAGAACCTTTTTTAATTCTTTTTCTTTTAGCGTGTATGTTATCCCATAGTCCTGGCATAGTTATCTCCTTATTTTCTTTTAGATTTAGCTCCTGAACATTTCCATCTTTTTCTTGATAGGTTGTTAGGAGTGTTTGGGTCGTTTTGTTTTTTCTTGGAAAGACCTTTCTTTATACCAAGACTTCTAGCGCAGTAAGAGTCGCCTTTAGATGTTCCTGGCTTAACTCTTGCTCCACCACCTTTAGCTTTACCTGCTTGGCCGTAACTTACTTTTTTACCAGATGCAGTTACTTTGACTTTTGCTTTCCCTCTTCTTGGTGTTGCCATTATTATTCTTTGTTTTGGTTTGTTGATAATAATGATAAGCCACCAACTCCAGCTAGTATATTAGAGCTACTTGCTTTTTTAGGATCAAACTTCGCAAAAGTAGATCTAATTGTACTTGGATCAAAAACAACAGTTATATCAGATGGCTTTTCCCTTATTTTAGAGGCATATTCAAACGCCTTGTCCATTATTTCTTTCGGAATTTTTGCATTGATTGTCTGATCTTCTAAGGTTCTTGATGGTAATGCGGACCTATATCCTATTTTATTTAGATAATTTGTAGCATCACTAAAACGAGAACTAGTACCTATTCCTATATCAACAATATCTTTAATTATTAATCCTTTGTTATTAACTCCTTTTGCTAATCTTGATAAGTCATCTGTTGATATAATTAAATCAGGACTTAAATTAAAAACTTCAGATGCTTTTTTAACTTCACCATTAGGAAAGGTTACATTTAGTTTATTTACTTTTAATTCACTCCATAACATACCTTTTTCTGTGGGAATTATTTGTAAATAATCTTTACTTTTAGTAAACACAGGATAAATAGATGCGCCACCTTTTCTATTTTTATTACCATAACTTGATGCTACTCTTGGAGAACTGCTAAAGAAAATACCCGTATCTGCTGTTCTAGTTTGACCTGTTTTTGTAGATGGCAACCTAAAAGATGTAATATCTGCGCCGCTACCATGATAAGCAGGGTTTTTAATATCAAGACCCATATTTTCTGCTTTCTTCAAACTAGGTGTAATCCCTTTAGCTGCTTTTAATGGAAGAATACCCATCATCATTGCATCTAAAGTGTTTTGTGGTACTAAAAAATTTTTGATACCTCTTCCTAGTTTTTGCATATTTGCTATTACAGGATCACGGCTAAATTGCTGACTGTTAATTCTATCCATTTCGTAAGGACTCAAAGGTGTGATAGATCCTACATCTGGAGTAATAGAACTGGCGCTGCCTGAAGGCTGTTTGGTCAACAGTAGGCGTTGTAATTCTTGCATAGATTCAGGTGTAATCATTTCTTCTTCCTTGGTCTACCTCTTTTTTTAATGACTGGTTTTGGTTCTAAAAGATTGTCTACCCAATCTAAGAACTTAGTGCAAGTTTGTTTTAACCAAACCCATGCTTTTGTTATATATTTCATTTAATGTACCATCCTTTCTTCAAAATGTATTATTTCAGACTGTGTTGTTACTTCTCCGCCTGACATTATAGACATGATCTTTAACGCTGCTTCTTTATCTTTGGCTCTAATCTCTTTTCCAACATAAACCATGTCATCTATTATTACTTCAATATCAAATATTTTGCTGGGGTGGGACATTGTTTGTAAATAATCCTTGAGCTTGAGCTTTTGCATTTTGTCTTATTCCTTCTCTGTCCCTTTCCATTATTGCATTAATTTCTGCGATATTGATTTGTGCGCCATACTTAGCTTGTAGCTCCATAGCCTTGACTCTAAGTTGGGCTTCTTCTATATCTCTTTGTCTGTCGTCATCCATGATAATTTTCATTCTATCTGTCTCTGCATCAATCATAGCTTTTTGTGCGCTAACCTGTGCTTTCATTGCTTCGGCTTGTGCAAGCATTTCTGCTGGATCTGGTTTAGGCGGTTCTTGCGGTTGCGGTGGCATAGGAGGAACTTCTGTATTTACAAAGGATTGTGCATCTTGGAAGCCTGCTAACTCTATCATTCTTGTTAGAGTGTTTGCATATTGCTGCATAGATACCAAGGGATTCTGCGGTCCTAATGTTTGCATAATTTGTTCTTGCTTAGAAGCTAGACCTGTAAGCACCTGGAACTTCTCTTCGTCTGATGACTTAGATATAGCTACATTAACTACCATATCCTTGTCTGTGTCCCAATATCTTGGGTCTACAGGAACAAACTTACCATTTAATCTAAATACATCTTGTGCATTTTGGTGCTTAATAACTAAGCTATTAACTGTTTTAAACATGGTTTTTAGACCACCTTCAGCAAAGTGTCTACAGATAAGTTCTACTCTACCTTGTGCGCCACTCATAGTAGCTGTTACAGCTGCGGAAGTTGTAGATTGTAATGCTTCTGCATTTAATCCTGCGCTTGCTTTAGATACACCTGTTCGGTTTTCTTTAGCTTCGTCTAAATATCCTAGAACTGGGAAAGCTTCTTTACCAACAAAAGGTACAGCAAAGGGTTGTACCATTCCTGGCGCTCTCATTCTTATTGGTTGACCAATATCTGTATTAAGTACATCGTCTATGTTTACTTGACCTTCAACCACACCCATTCTTGGGAAGATTGAATGACCTAGTGAGTCTAGCGTATCACGCATAATTTGTGATTTAGCCGCTTGGATTGGTTTTAAGTAATCAGCTGGACATGATCCTATAGCTGTGTGTGGTTCTGGGTCTGGACAGAACATACATATTGGTAATTCATCTAATGGTTCTACATTGAGTACCTCTAAGCCATTACCTGCTGTGCAAACTTTGATGCGCTCATCAATACCATCATCGTCATAGTCATAGTATAAGTAATGCTCTACATATAAAACATCTTTACCACCAGCATCATTTCTATCTGGGTATACCATGTTGTCAAACGGGTTTCTTGCTTCTTGTTCTTCGTAGCTTTCAGGGTCTAACGCACTACCGCCATAACCTGCATACTGTTCCATCTCTTCTTGGTCGTAACCCATAGCAACTAGGTCGGAGACTGATTTAATCATTCTATGTGCAACATAAGAAGCAGTTTCTATGTCGCGTGCGTGCCTTGAGATCAGCACTTCTTCTGGTGGTACTGATTCAATACACACCTGGTCTTTTGGTTTTAATCTTCTAATCGTTAGGTCATAACTCGCTGGTATTTCTTGGACTACCTCTTCTCCAGTCATAGGGTCAATCATTACCATAGTCTCATTAGTTACTGACTCTTCTACAACCTCTACATTCTTATCCATGATTAATGCTTGGTAAGATTGTGGGTCTATATTGGTAAATTCGTGGGTAGTTGCAGTTACGCTGTCATCCCAAAAGACTTTTACAAAACCAGTCTTTCTTACTAACGCATCTTTAAAAACATCATACAAAACTTGGAATCCGCGATTTTTTTGCTGTATGACATAGTTAATATAATCTGTTTGTTGCTGTGCAACCTGTATATCTTCTGGTCCTTTAGGGACAAACTCTACAATCTTCTTAGTACCAAAGAAAGTACGCATGATTGATGGCAACATAAATAAAACACTTTCTCGTACATCTGTAGAAACAAACTCTGACTGCATAGAGCTAGTACCTTCTGGCTCATTGCCTAGGTAGTATTCTGTTGATTCAGCTCTTTCTGCGCCTACTTGGTGTATAAAATCTTTGGCATCATCCATCTCGGATTTAATCACGCCTACTAAATCAATCATATCGCCTTGATCTTCTACTGCGGCCATGATTTCTTCTTCGTTATATTTCTTTGCCATAGTTATTCCTATTCTACTTCCTTCCAGGATTCTTTTTTTTATTTTTAAGTACAGCCTTTAGTTCAGCACGTACATTATTTTTTTTTCCTGCAGCCGCTTTTTTAAGATAATTGAAGATTTTTAATGATGCTGCTTCAGGAGCTTGTCCTCGCCTGTTTAGTTCTTCCAAAAATTTAGCATCTTTGTCTGACAATTTACCAGTTCCGATTACCTTGTTATTTTTTATTTTTTTCATACTTTATCCTATTCTAATTATTTTAGATTTGAGTGGTTGTCTGAAATTATAACCTAAAAAGCTAGTGCTTCCACCAAAACTTGCAGCCGAGGATGCCATCGTCAGCGCGAGCGCATCCGCCTTGTCGGGAGATTTAATTCCACGCTTGCGCATCTCGTCCTTACTCTCAATCTTGATTTTACCTGTAGAGGTGTATTTATACAGCGGCGCTACAAGTTCTGCGACCAATTCATCATCGTGCGGCACTCTGCAATCTCGTTGCGCGAGCCAGTCTTTAATTGCAAACCATAATTCAGCGCGTAGGTTTAAATAATTTTTCTTACTTGACGGCGCTTCAGAGACATTGATTCCGCGCACGGGTAAGTTCTGCTCCGCGAGCCTATCCACCACGCCTGCGCCCAAGCCAATAACATCAATCAATATTTCTTGTGGTTTCTCTATCGCAGTACACTCATCATACTGATTCTTAATCACACCACATAACTGCATCAAGTCCATAGATTTAAACGACTTAATACTCATAACATGGTTTCCCTGGCGAATACACAAAGCAGAGTTATCTCCGCCAAATCGTGCAACATCAAGTCCCCATATAATCGGTGCGTTAGCGGCGAGAGAGACATCCCTATCAACTGCTGCCTTAACCAATCCCATTGGTATGACAGTATCGTCATCGGAGGATGGAAACTCGCCCATCACCTCCACGCGCGCGACTGTGGAATCTTCGCCATACTGCTCAATCATCGTTTGGAAGAGCTTTTGGTCTGTGCCTTCTACAGTTCGCGAATCTATCTGCTGATTTTTCCAGAAGGATTGCTTAGAGTTAAAGCTGTCGTAGAATGGCCCAGTGTTTCGGCGCGGGTTGGAGAAAGTAAACCAATAGCGGTTGCGCGTGGGTTCGGAGAAGAAGCCTTCGGAGACAGAGTAGATGGGCGCGGGAATACCTGATGCTTCATCCATGATTAAGCAAACCCCGTAGGAGGAGTGAATACCAGCGAAAGCGTCAGGATTCTCTTCGCTCCATAGCTGCGCCTGCGCGTAGTAGTAACCAGTATCTATCTTTAAGTCGTTTATTAGCGCATCTTCAAACCATTGTGCTGGTTTAATCGTGGTAGCTGTCTTGGTAAACCAGTGAGAGTTAATTGCTAGGGTTAGCCACTTACCAAGTTCTGCCCATGTTCTTGAACGAAGCTGCTGCTCGGTGTTAGCAGTTACGATTATGGTTGCGCCTAGTCTAGTCGATAGCATCCATATTATGATCCATGCGACAAGTGCGGACTTACCAATACCACGACCTGATGCTACAGCTAGTCTAAACATCTCTGGTAGATCTAATACATTATTACGCTCAATGTGTATTGCCATTTCTTGTAAAATTTTTTCTTGCCACTTTCTTGGTCCTTTGAAATCTTCAAGGGGGGTGTCTTTCTGTCCCCACGGGAATACATACTTAACAAAGTTTACTGGGTTATCTTTAATTGGACCTGACCATAATTCGGTCATCAATTCCTTTTCTAGTTTTACGCCGTATTTCATATATAAAAAAAATTAAAAAATTTTAGTTCAGTAGTAGCTTTTTTTCTACCCCTTCGCTACAAAGAAAGGGGGGGTCAAATGCGAAATTACGAGAGAATTATGCATTAGTTAAAAAGGGAGCAAAACTATTGCCCGCATCCGCCCCACCCTATTATTCATCCTCGCCCGCTCTTGGCGTGCGTGCGCTGTTCTTTAGCGCTTGCGCTGGCGCATGGTCGGAGTGGTCTATGATCCTGCTGCGCGCGTCTGTGAGAACATTCTTTAAATCTAGGTTGTAGTTTACTTCTTGGCGATCGGCCCAGTTGTCTGGGTCGCGATTTTTGAGGAAAAATATCGCGCTCGTTTCTTTGCCGTCCATCGCATTTTGGAAAATTTTGTTCGCCACGAGCTGCACGGCTTTGTACTTTCCCTTTTTTATAGCTAGTGCAAATTGCGCGTTACGCTTCTTTTCTCTAGTTATTGTTGAGATGTTTACATTAAGCAAAGTAGCGATTTGTGTTTCATTTAAGCCATCTCCAGACCATAGACTGATCTGTTTGTATTCTTCTTCACTAAGATTAGATAGCTTTCTTTTTCTGCCTGGTTTTCCCTTTTCCATGCTTTATTTTAGGGTATTTTGCACATTTTAGGTAATAAATTGCACATTTTTAACTGTATTATGTTGTATATTGGGTATATATATGTACAATGAGTATTGTAAGGTAATTNAATCTTACATACTTTGGAGAAGTAAACCATGNGTCAAGAGATAAGATCTAAACATAAAAGCATTATAGGACAGCTACGAAAGAAGTATGGCCTAAAAGATAACACACCAATACATAAGGTAGAGATAGCAATGTCTCCAAAAGACTGGAAAGACTTTAGCGAAGCACTTACCTTTCCTAATGGTAAACCAACGAGGGATAAATAATGAAACCATATAAACCAATAAGTTTCGGCATGGCAGAGTTTGCATACGCAAGACACCTAAGAGATGAGCTAGGACATACAGGCGAGATCATATACCCAAATAAAGACGCGTCTAAGCAAGACAGAGAAGGCGTATGGCTTTTATTAACAATAACAGGGGAAAGGCTAGGAACAGTTTCTCCCAATGGCACAGTGAGGACGACATGAAGCGACAGAACATACCAAAACATTTAAGACATTTAACAGATGAAAAGCTAAAAGCATTATTCTATTTATTCAGAGGGAAAATATGAGCAATCACTACAACGAAAAAGAAATGGAAGACATACAAAACTATGTATTAGAACAAGACCGCAAAGGCTTAATTGAAGATGAAATAAGTTATATATCGTTTGCCTACGGCCTACACCCAGATGACGACAGAGACGAAATATTAGAATTTATAACCGAAAGCATATTATATGAGAAAAATGTAGGAGGTTTAATA